CCTGCGTATTCTGTTCCGTCAACTTCAAAGATGATTGATTTGCCTTTAATTCTTGCCATATCAATTTCCTCCTTCAATGTCTATTGAAATGTTTATATTTGTTGCTAAAAACCTAGCACCATTTACCTCTTGGATAAATGGCTTATCTACGGTTAGTTTTGTTGCTGTAGTGTATTCCCAAATCGCAGGAATAAGAGTGTCAAGTGTGTCATCAAGATTTTCTGTTTCTGTTTCATTAGTTGCATAAGGTACTAAGATAAGTACTTTCCAGTTAGATGCATAGTCTGCATCGTATTGGTTTTCATATACAGTAATGAACTCAGCATCAGGTTCCATAATCGCACAAAGTGGATTAGGTCTCTCTGGCACATACTTGTAAACCTTTGAGATACCGCCAAGAATGATGGCACTCTCTAGTTCTGTTCTTACTTCTGCTAAATTCATCCGAATCTCACCATATATCTGTTAAGTAAAGGATACACACCAACAAGTGGGTCTCTTGCAGTATTGATGGGAGCACCATCATAAGTTGCATATTGAGCCACACCCATTGGTGCGTTCCTACGATTAAATAGTTCTGAACCAACTTCCAAGTAGCAACGCTTCAACACACCAACAGGAACCTTGGTAGATGCAATATAACTTGCAACCAAGTCCTTTGCTGTGTCCCAGCATTCTTCTACATAAGCGTCATCATTAGATGAAGCACCTACATATGCTTTTAAGTCTGTCCAGTCCATAATCTTACTCCTTGTTAATTATTAAGCAATGTTGAAAATAACTGCAGCCTTTGGCTCCTGGCAGGTTAGTGCTAGGTATCCATAAACTGAGAATGAATTCGTTAGTGCTGTGATTTCTTCGTCATTTAGACGGAATGGTGCACCAGATGACTCGTATGAAGTCAATGCTGCTGCGTTCCATGCGTACATTGCTGTTGCGTTAAGTGCTGGGTCAAGAACAACTGGTAGACCAAGAATGTTTCCTGTCAAGCCAAGTGGATTGATTGAACCGAATGTATTTTGTGTTGCGCCTACATTTGAAAGTAGTGGACGGTTTGAACCATCTACTGCCTTAGCAAGATTCTTGAATGTTGTTGCGCCTACAACAAGTGCCTGTAGTGGCAAACCAGTCTCCTGGTTAACCTTAACTGCTGCATCTGCAAGTGCTTCTAGAACATCGTCTGTATCAAATGATGCAAGTGTTACCTGGTTGAAGTCACCATCTGATGTATAAACCTTTGCGATTGCTGCTGCGTTTGTTACTGCTGCATACTTTGCTACCATTGCACGAAATGCAGTGTCAACATAGTTAATGCTTGAACGCTCTACAACTTGGCGTGACATTTCTGTGTAACCACCGTATGTCTTGATTGGCTCTGTTGCTGAAGTAAGAATCAACTTACCTGTTGCAAGTACATCGCCTTCTGCAGCCTGTGCAGCAACATCAAGTGAGTTGCTTGAAATCTTTGGGTATTCTACATTCATTCCATCTGCAGGTAGTGTACCTGAAGAGAATAGGTTGAATGTTGGACGACCATTGTTTACGATACGAACTGTATCTGAGACCCACTGATCTTTCATGATTGAGTCTGCTGAATCTGCACCTGTAAATACTCTGTATGCGTCAAGATCTCCTGATGCTACTGCCTTTACATATGCTCCGTATGAACGGAATTGTGGAACTGAGACTGAAGGTGTCTTTTCAGATGCAATAACATCTAGACGACGCTCCAACTCCTCTGCATGATTACGAACTTCTTCAATTGCTGAAGTGTAATCAGGTGTTGTGTTTTCCATGGATATTTCCCCCTGATTGGTTTCTTCTCTGACTGAAAGTACTTCAGCCTTGTCGTATGCGGGAAATGCTACTAAGGATACTTCCTTAAGATTTACCTTCTTACGAATGATTGTGTTATCTTTCTTTTCATCTTTTACTGGGATGAATCCAACTGAGAATGAGCGGATTGCTCCATCCTTAACTAGGTTAAGTGTCTCATTTCCCAAAACTGTTTCTGAAATCTTTGCTCTAATTAATAGGCCTTCATCAGATTCTTCCATTTCTGTAACTACACCAATGATTTCATTGTGGTCACGAAATAGTTTTACATTTGCGTTTAGGTCTACTGCGCCTTTTTCAAAACGCTCTGACCATCCTCCACCAATGTCTATAGTTTGATTAAAAGGAACAGCCATGCCAGAAACTTCACGCTTCTCTGCATCTGTTGCTCTTATCTCAAAACTGCGGGTAATCATTTCATTCATATTCATTACTCCATTTTAGTCCACAGGTTGATTGTCATCAACGACATCAACTTGGACCTGGTCTTGTGGTGCTATTTCTGACATGCCTTCCATCTCACGAACTTCTGGGACTGTCAAGAAATTATTTGTTAAACCAATTGCGTATGACTCATATCGTGTCTTAACATTTGGACGAAGAAACTCAGTTAGATTAAACTCTGCATACTGCCCTCTTGGAAGAAGGTCTGTAATTGCTTGCTGGATACGCACAACATATTGCTGCAATCCATCTTCAAATAACTTTGCTCTGTCTTCGTTGCCGT